GTTGAACTCAAAAGAGAAGGGGCAAGGCTGTTTAAAAAGAACGGTGAGCCTGCCACGGAGCATATAGGAGATCAAATTGTCTGGATAAATAACCTTAATAAAAAAGGCTATGCTACTGCTTTCGGACTTGGGTTTGATGGAGTAAAAAAACTTATTGATAACTATTTAAATTTAAAATGATGGAAACAGAACTTATTTTATTAATTATTGCAGGAGCCTTTGCCTTAGTAATGGCTTGTTATATTGTTCGTACAGGCCGTAGGGAGGCTGTAGAGAACTTTGATTATGATTACAATGTTGCTGTCAGATTTGTAAATAACTGTCAGAAAACGAATGAAAACAGGCTTAAAGCCAAACTCTGGGCTATCCGGTTAGGAAAGATGCCGAGGGCTGATAAGGAGAAAATAGGGGTGTTGAAATCTGAGATTGAAAGGAAGTTTAAAAATATTAAAACCTGAAATTATGTGTTTAATAACAAAACAGAAAAGAGTTGGAGTTTTAGGGAAGGATATGAAGGTTTATAAAGTTGTAAGAAAATATGGTGAAACATATTGTTCTCCTATACAGTCTTTTGAATGGGAGTGGGATACGCTGTATGAAACAGATATGGGGATTAAAAGAAATGTTCCTTATCCAAGTCTTTTTTTTGGAGAAAAATATTCGTTTGTAGATAAGGCCGCTGCTGAAGGTTATTCAGGTTTTATGCGGCGGTTAACGGTGTGCATATGGCACGTATCCCGAAGGGTATGGGCTATATGCGATGTTGTGTGTCTGGTGCGGTTAAATAGCAACAAACTTTGAATTATGCAGGAAAGTAGTTTTAATAATTTTTTGAGCGAGGGCAAGTCCTTTCGGGTTGCTTGGTGGAGTGCTGGTGTTACTTCTGCTGTGGCTTGTAAAATGGCTCTGGAAATGTATGACGATGTAGAACTATTCTACATTCACATTGATAGCGCACACCGAGACAATGAACGTTTCAAAAATGACTGTGAAAAATGGTACGGTAAGAAAATACACGTATTGAAAAGCCGTGATTTCAAAGACCAATTTGAAGTAATTGAAAAGACTGGTGCAGTAAATACACCAATGGGCGCACCTTGTACCAAGATTTTAAAAAAAGAAGTGCGATATGAATTAGAACGCCAATACTCAATTAACCTATTCAATGAAGTTGAGATACTTAACCAGGTTTGGGGCTTTGAGTACGAATTAAGGCAGGTAAATAGAGCGATTCGATTTGGGCAACAATACCCAAATACAAGACCATTGTTTCCTCTAATTGAAAAGGGAATTGATAAAGACCAATGTGCAGGAATGTTAATTAACGCAGGTATTGACTTGCCTATAATGTATATTCTTGGATTTGGGAACAATAACTGCATTGGATGCGTGAAAGGCGGCAAAGGATATTGGAACCTAATCCGTGTTCACTTTCCTGATGAATTTTGGAAAATGGCACGACTTGAAAGAAAGGTTGGATATTCTTGTATAAACGGAACGTTCTTGGATGAATTAGACCCAAATGCAGGGCGAATGAGCAAAGAAGTGATGCCTAATTGTGGTATCATTTGCGAGGTAGAATTAGCAGACTTACCAGATAAATCACTGGAAGATGTTTTGGAAGGTAGAAAAACGATATATGAAGCGATTGCGGCTTAAACCCAATTGCGCCTTAGCGCAAAAGAGCGTGGGCAAAAAAAATATTAAAACGGGTAAGTAGCAATGAACTTTCGATTTAGCAGTTCAGTAGCACTTGCACACAACGGTTGGCAATATGGTGGCGTGTGGGATTTGAAACACTAACCTATCGTAAACCAAAACAGGTAAATAGATGAACAAATTTACAACATACCACAACCGCCCACATGCACTATATTGTGTGTTACCAACTGGCGGTTGTAGTGAACTTGATTAAATGAACAAAGTAGTAATTAAAATAGCGAAGCGATGGCAAAAATTTTAAAAAACATTAAAGTACCAACTGGTAATATCTGCATTATGCAGGGTGAAAAAGGTAAAATAGAATTTCTTTCAATTGGGGATTATGGAAGAAATGCAAATGTAAAAGCTGATTTTTTAGGCTTAACAGATGAAATAAATGGTGTGCCAAATGGCGAAATAATGCCACTTGAAGAAAAGTGGGTAATAACCATTAGTAGCCAATACGGATGCAGTATGATGTGTAAGTTCTGCGATGTACCGAAAGTAGGTAAGGGATTAAATGCAACCAAGCAAGATTTAACCGACCAATTAACAAATGGATTAAAATTACACCCCGAAGTAATGGCAACTAAACGGCTTAATGTGCATTATGCAAGAATGGGTGAACCAACCTTTAATTTTAACGTAATTGAACACGCAAAGGGATTATTAAAAGAAGTAAGACCATTTGTAAATAGAAGCCACGTACATCCTGTAGTTAGTACAATGCTACCACGCAAAAACAAAAGACTTATGGAGTTTTTGCAAGATTGGTGTGAAATTAAAAACAATAAATTTAGAGGTAGTGCAGGATTACAGTTTAGTATTAACAGCACTTGCGATAAACAACGTGAGGAAATGTTTAGCGGCAACTCTTTAACACTTGATGAAATTGCAGAAATAGGACGTTTATTGCCTGACCCAGTAGGTAGGAAGTATGCTTTAAACTTTGCGTTAGCCGACTATTATGAGTTAGATGCTGAAAAACTTTTTAAATGGTTTAACCCAAATAAGTTTATGGTAAAAATTACGCCATTACATTTGACAAATAGTTGCAAAGAAAACCGTATTGAGATGACTGGTGGATATGACTACTTTACACCATACAAACCTGCCGAAGAGGCACTAAAGAAAGTTGGTTTTGACGTACTTGTGTTTATTCCAAGTATAGATGAAGATGAGGGGCGTATTACTTGTGGAAATGCTATATTAAGTGGTACAATGCCAAATGTTAAGCACGAACTAATTCCAATTGCCTGATAAGGCAAAAGCGGGCTGGGCTATTTTAATTACGGTCAAATTAGTACGAACCTTGATTAAATGTACTGCCTTTCTTCCGCTTGTTGGTAACGGTCGAGTGTAGCCATCAGTAGGCTAATGCGCAGACCTATAAATTTAGTAATAACTTTCCGCCTATTGTGGCTACACTTTGTTAGCAACTGGGCGGGCAAAAAACATATAAATTATGAAAAAAGTAGGAGTAATTATTAAACACCCATTTAGAGATTTTGATTGGAGAATTGACATTTATGAGGTTAACGAAGAGATGACTAATAAAGAAATTCACGATTATGTAATGAGTAAAATGTTAGGGCCGTTTGAAATAATTGCCATAACCGAACGAGTATCTTTTTGCAACGTGGTAAAGTAGCCTTGTTGCTAACTATAATTTATGAGGGCAAATATTACATCCGTAAGACAGCTGGGGGCTTCAGGTGGTTTAATGCTGATGATGTTGAAAAATACAAATATTTAATTAAGTAAAATGCTTGCCAGTTTAAAATATTGCTTATATTTGTGGTAACAAAAAGATCTGCGAAATGGATAGAAATTTTAACACTTCACAAGATAGTCGGCTCCCGACAAAATTAACCACCAGGGTTTTCTTCGCAGGTCTTCCCCAGTGGTTTTTTTTATTTGGGGGCCGGCTTTAATATTTTATAGGCATGGGTAAGGCAAGATCGGTTAAAACAAAGTTCTGGGAAGATCCGTTTATTGAAGATCTTTCCCCTAATGAAAAGTTACTTTTTTTATACCTTTTAACCAATCCACAAACGAATCTTCTGGGGGTTTATGAAGTATCAATTAAACGTATTTCTTATGATACAGGACTAAGCGAGGGAACCATTCGAAAGGGTTTCGAATCATTCGAAAGGGTTAAAAAAGTATTTTATTTTCAGAATTATGTGGTTTTACCCAATTTCTTAAAAAATCAGAAATTAAATGCTAATATGAAGAAGGCAGTAGTGCGTGAATTTAATGCTTTGCCAGAGGGCTTGAGAATCAGTATTATAGGGAATGGTTCGGAACTGTTAGGGAATGATTCGGAATCATTCGAAACCATTCACAAAGGGTTAGGAATGGTTCGGGTAATAGAAATAGAAATAGAAGTAGAAAGTGAAAGTGAAAGTGAAGTAGAAATAGAAGATGAAAATAAAGAAAATTCCTTTTCAGAATTTTGGGATTCTTATCATAAAATTACAGGACTGAAAAAAACAGATATGCAACCAGCGCAAAAATATTGGAAGCAATTGACGAAGGGCGAAAAAGAAAAAGCACTAAAAAACATCCAGCCTTATTATGACTCCCTGAATGATAAAAAATATTGCAAGAAAGCCCGGACTTACTTATCAGCAAAAAGCTATAATGATGAATTTGTCCGTAAAGAAAATCAATACATGCCGATAATTAGAACAGCATCAAAAGAGCCGATATGATGAATTATTTTACAGCACCAGGAATGGATAAAATACCGCCGCAGGCGATAGATATTGAAACGGTGGTACTAGGAACTTGTTTATTATTTCCTGATACGGTTAATGATTTGCATTTAAAACCGGAGATGTTTTACAAGGATGCACACCGGAAGATATTTGATGCTATTCTTACCGTATCAAGAAAAGGAGGTGTGGATATTGTTACTGTTACGGATCATTTACGTAATAGAGATCAGCTTGATCAGGTTGGCGGGGTAATGGCTTTGACAAACATCACTAATAACGTTGTTTCAAGCCAGATGATAGATTTTCATGTAAAAATTCTTATTGAAAAACATATCAAGCGGGAGTATATCCGCATAGCTTACGAGTTACAAAACAAGGCTTATGACAACCTGATATCACTGGAAGAACTTATTGATTTTTCCGAAAGTGAACTATTTAAACTTTCCGATATAACACAGTCACGGGATATTGAACGTCTGGCAAAAGCTATTGATGATCAGTTATTGGAAATGCAGAAAATTATAAACAAGGAAAAGAAATTGACAGGTATCCCTTCCGGATTTACTGATCTTGACCGGGCGACCGGTGGATGGCAGGAAGATGATTTAATTATTATTGCTTCCCGTCCTTCAATGGGAAAAACATCATTAGCCTTGACTATTGCTTATAATGCGGCAAGTATGGGATTTGCTTCCGGGATCTTCTCCCTTGAAATGTCAACAAAACAACTTGCGACAAGGTATTTATCAAGGGCATCGGGTTACAGTAATGTTCAGATCCGTAATGCCAATGTTAATTTTGATTTGCTTATTGAAAAATGTCATGATGTTGCAATGCTTCCGATCTGGATTGATGACACACCGGCAATATCAATATTTGAACTTCGGTCAAAGGTGAAAAAAATGATTCTCCGGCATGGGGTGAAAATTATTATTGTGGACTATCTACAGTTGATGAAAGGTACAGGAGATAACCGGGAGCAGGAGATAAGCAAGATATCACAGGGGTTGAAAGCTATTGCGAAAGAGTTTCATATTCCTGTTATTGCCCTGTCGCAATTGAACCGTAAATGCGAGGAAAGGAAAGATAAAAGGCCGATGTTATCTGATCTACGGGAAAGCGGAGCCATTGAACAGGATGCTGATGTTGTGGGGTTACTTTGGCGTCCAGCATATTATTCTATTCCTTCAGTTACGGTTGATGATCATGAGATATCATCATCAGGAATCTTATTTATGGATGTGGCAAAGAACCGGAACGGGTCAACCGGTGACTATGTGCTATATCACAATGAGGCATTAACAGTTATACAGGATCAACCTTTTGAACTTCAAAATGAACCGTTCTGATGGCAAAGATTAGACACATATGGACAAAGAGTCAAAGCGAGTTTAAAACTTACAGATGTTTTAAATGTGGTTGCCTGAAAAAATGGGATAACACAGCTTTCCGTTACTTGTATTACCGCAATGACAAAATAACTTACCATGCTCCCCGGTGCTATTCGTTATTTTTGAGTGATCCAACTTATAAAAATAAAACGATATGATAACACCTGAAGAAATATTGAAAATAATTGGTAACGGCCATGGGGTTGACTGGATAACTAAGAGGTATAGGGGCCGGGAGGTCGTTGAAATGCGGTACAGAGCAATGTATTTAATATTGCAATACACAGCTTTATCACCCGCCGAGGTCGGGGCCCTCTTTGCACGTGACCGGACAACGGTACTGCATGGCTGCAAAAAAGTATCTAATTTTTACGATATTTACATTGATTACCGGGAAGAAATTGATTTGCTGATGCATAAAGTTGAAGAACGTATGCGGCAACAAAAAGATATGTTAGAGCTGAAGCATCGGTACATGCTTGATACAGATTGTGCCTAAGTTGAACCAAAAATTCAATGATGAGAAAAATGATGACACTAATAACTACTTTGTTATTTCTTGAACTCTCCGCACCTCCTGCGGCTTATTACCCTGTGGTGCTGATAGAGGAGCCACTAAACAACCTTGAGGCCATCTGGCAAGCTGTAATAAAGGTTGAATCCTCTGGAAATCCTGATGCATGGGTTATTGATATTAACGATAAACCATCAATCGGAATCGCACAAATCCAACAGTCCAGAGTTGATCATTTTAACCGGTTGACAGGCAAAAATTATAAGCATGAGGATTGCTTTGATCTCGATGTGAGCAAGGAGATATTTATGTTTTTTGCCCGGAGAATCGGAAGTGAAGAAATTTTAATACGCAGTTGGAATGGAAATGTAAAAAGCGAAATGACACGAATATACTATGAAAAAGTAAAACGATATCTATGAAAGAAACCGAATTAGCACAGCATTTTGTAAAATACCTGAGTTGTTACGATCTGTATTTTGAGGTCAATGGCGTTGACATTGTGGCTCGCAATCCGCCTTTGCTGATTGCTTATGAGGTTAAGATAACATTCAATTTTAGGGTTATCGAACAAGCCTTACACAATAAACCGTATTTTCATTACAGTTATATTTGTGTTCCGGTGATAAGAGGTTATAATAATGTTCAGAAGCGTATTTGTGAGGAGTTTGGATTAGGATTACTGCAATATTCCCCTGTTATGGGAGTTCAGGAAAGTATAGCTCCAAAACTCAATAGGAAAGCATTAACCCACCGAATATTTCTTCATAAATATCAAAAAGAAGCTATCCCTGGTGCGCCAACCGGGGAAGCCAACGTGATGACACCGTTT